TTAAACATCACAAAAGTTAAATTAGACAATCTCATGGAGTCGGCATCAAGAGCTGTGGCTATTATGTCTGGCATCCCTGGCGCTATCTTTCAGGTTCCGAAACCAAAGTTACCGGATGACGATGCCAGATTTGGCGGCGAAGATCGCGGCAAATCTTACGAAAACTTCGTAAAAAATCTTGAGCGTGCAGCAAAAGAACAGAAAAAATTAAACGAACTTCGCGTTGAATTTGGCAACAACGAAGATCTGATAAATCTTAAGCTGAAAATTTATAATACTCTTCTTGAAGCCAGAGACATTAAGGGTGGCATTTCTAAAAAAGAAGAAACGCGCATTCAAAATCTTATCACCGAAGCGTCTAAGCAAGAAGACGTAAACAAGTCTTTGAAGAGCTTTCTTGATCTTCAGAAACAAGTTGCTGACCAGGTAGAACTTGCAGGCAAGGCTCAAAAATATGGTTCTGATAGCTCGGAGTTTTATGTTGAAAAAGAAATGAGCGACTTCCTTAAGTCTAACACCAATCTCAATGGTGGTCAGATCACAAAAGCGAGAGAGTTATTTGCTCAGCAATTTAAAGCAGATCAAGATATTAAAAACGCTAAAAGCAATGAAAAAGAAGAAGCCGAAGCAAAGAAGAAGGCAGCAGAAGCCTATTCAAAATATATTGATGATATCGAGCGCGACATCCAGGTAACAACCCGAAAAAAAGAGTTGACCATGGAGTATAGTCATAATCAGCACGCGCTGAACTCTGCAATGAAAGATTATGAACAGGAATTAAAAATAATCTCTGAGCTTGAGCGGCTTGGTATTAAAAACGGAGATGATCGCGCAGAAGAAATAAGGCGTCAGATTCGGTTAAGAGATGCCGCTACAGAAAGCTATGAACGTGAGCGTGAACAGGTAAAGAAAGCGGTGGAGGTTAATAAAGAGCTGGCTTCTTCTATTGTAGACGCAGTAAGAAACGCAAAGTCTTTTAGAGATGCATTTATCAGACTTGGTGATGCCGCCGAAGAGCTTGTTATTAAATTGGTTGCCAACAAAGCCATGGAAAGTTTGTTTGGTTTACTAATGGGCGGCGGGAAGGGCGCAGGCAATATTTTAACAGAAAATACTGTTGCCATTCCTCACGCAAAAGGTGGCGCATTCTTTGGCGGCAGCGAAGTTACAATGTTCGGTCAGGGCGGGCTTTTTACGAGCACTACGGCATTTCCAATGCCAAACGGCACAATTGGTATTGCTGGTGAGCGCGGGGATGAAGTTTTCATGCCGGCGTCTCGCATGTCGAATGGAGACGTTGGTGTGCGTGTTCAGGTTCCCGCCTCTGCTTCCAAAACCCCCGTTGCTATTTCCAATCAGTTCAACATAAAAATAGAAGGCGGTTCCAAAGAGCAGAATGAAGATGCCGCCAACCAGGTAAGCAAGAGCATCGAAAGAGCAGTTAAAAATGTTGTTTATGAAGTTCTGGCACGCGAAAAAGGCAACGGGGGGGTATTGAGATAATGGCATACGACACTTTTACTCCAGCAAAAAAACCTTCGATTGGCAGTGGAGCAAATCACGAAGCCTCTATTCTTGAAGCTAAATTTGAAGGCTATAGCCAGCGGGCGGCAAGCGGCATCAATAATATTCAATCAGATTTTCCTTTTGTTTGGAGCAATTGCACATCAACAGATGCGGCTGCAATGGTAAGTTTTTTTCAAGGGAAAGCCGGCTATATACCTTTTTGGTACACTCCTCCTAATTATGCAAGTGCGTGGTTGTTTATCTGTAAAAAGTGGTCTGATCCGTGGGCATCAGGAAATCTTTACAATGTTTCTGCAACTTTTGAAAGGGTATTTGATTTAGACGCATGACAGCTACAATAAAAGAAGTCGCCCAATCGTTTATTCCAGGAAAGCTTGTAGAGCTTTTCATTGTTGATCTGACCATAATTGGTGGCGGTTTGACATACTGGACAAACTCATCGTCGGAGAGTCAGGGCTTGATCACCTACGATGGTAACGCCTATCTTCCAAGGGCAATAAAAGCGTCTGGATTTGAGAAAAACACGCAAGGATCTATTCCTCAACCAACACTGGAGACTTTTGCCGATCCAGGACTTCGGGCGGCAATGATCCAATACAAAGACTTTTTGGGCGGGAAGCTGACGCGAATTAAAACATTTTCTCGTTTCCTTGATGGCGAAGCCGATGCAGATCCAGATCAAATTTTTCCGAAAGAGGTTTGGATTTTTGAGCAAAAAATGGAAGCAAGCAAAGCGATGGTTAAATGGCGCTTATCAAGCGTTTTAGATCAATCCGGTGTGTTGCTTCCTAAGCGAATTTTTCTCAAAGAAACCTGTTTGCTTAAATACAGAGAATATCTTGAAGGAGAATTTGTTTACGTAACTCAGGTCGATGGTGGTTGTCCATATTCCGGCGAATCATACTTCGACCTCAATGGTAATGTGACAACAATCGACAAAGATGAATGCGGGCATGCTTTAAGCGAATGCAAAAGACGTTTTGGCGACAATGCTACGCTTCCTTTTCTTGCTTTCCCCGGACTGAAAGAATCAGAATAATAAATCCGAATGGAGCCAGGCTATGAGTTCCGAAAATAATCTGCGAGATAGTTATGAAAGAATTCCTGCGGGAATTGAGCCAGATCATTTATCTGACGCAATTGCTCATGCCATGAAATCTTTTCCAGAAGAATGCTGTGGTATTTTTACCACGCAAGGATATAAACCCCTTACGAATGTAGCAGAAGATAAAATAAATCATTTTGTCTTTAAAGAAAACCAGTTGATAGCTGGCATGTCTCATGAAATAATCTGTCTTTTCCATTCTCATACAACCGGCAATGCATGGGCAAATAAGCACGATATGCTTACCCAGATTGTGTCTGCCAAGCCGCATGGAATTTGTGTGATAGAAAAAAACGATGTTTCTGGCAAAATTAGAGTAGAAGATATGTTTTTTTGGGGCAGCGACAACATTCCGCCTCTTATTGGCCGGACGTATCGTCCATGCACCATGGATTGCTATTCTTTAATAAAAGATGCCTATATTAAATGGTATGGAATTAAATTGCCAGAATTTCCTCGCAATTACGATTCGGTAGACAAGGGCGAAAACCTTTACGAAACAGGATTGTCGCAAACCGGTTTCATTCAAATACCTATTTTTGATCTGGCCCCTGGTGATGTTTTACTCGGCAAAATATTATCGACAAATATCAATCATGGAGCCGTGGTTATTGACAACCGCTCAATCTTACATCATTATAGAGATGAGGTTTCCCGCAGAGACGACTTAAGCAGATGGTGTCAAACCATGAATATTTGCTTAAGACATAAATCTTTTCAAGGACTCCCGCCGTTGCCGCCCCAAGATATAAGGTGAATGACATGTCAGAAGCTATTTTAAAAAAAGTATGTTTACATGGCGTTTTGGCCGAACAATTCGGAGCAGTTGTTGAATTGGCAATTAAAACTCCATTGGAAGCAATTGTGGCACTGAGTTCTTTGTTTCCGAAATTTCGCGGGGAATTTGCCAAATATGATTACGAAGTTGTTAAGGGCCCGCTAATAAATGGCTGGTTCCTCGATGAAGAGACTGTAAAAGTTCAAATGGGAAAGTTTGATGAGATTCATTTTATTCCTGTTTTAAAAGGTTCTGGCGGCAAGGGGCTTGGTAAGATTATTGTAGGAATCGCCATGATTGGCATGGCCTTTACCGGCATAGGCATTGGCTTGTGGGGCGCGGCTGGCCTCGGATATACGGCTACAAGCTGGGGCGTTGTTGGCGCTCTTTTGCTTTTTGGCGGCATTGCGGAAGCAACGTCAAAAACCCCGAAATATGAACAAAGCGTTGTTGACCGCAACGAGTCGAATGTTTTCAATGGAGCGAGGAATCGCTCTGCTCAGGGTAACGCAATTCCACTGGTTTATGGCCGGCTCCGAGTTGGGTCGCAAACAGTTTCTCAGGGAATGTCTACCGATGACTATTAGTAGTATGAAATATATTCGCCATTGGCGAATGGAGATAAATCATGGGAACTGAAGCCCCAAACACTCTGAAATCTAGGGCGAAATTTCATGTTATAGATATCGTTTCTGAGGGCCCAATCAAAGGCTTGGCAGAGGGGACTAAAAGCATTTATCTTGACAACACCCCAATCCGAACGTCATCTGGTAGTTTGAATTTTAAAACTTTTAAGGATTGGACAGACTTAATTATCCTTCCGAGAGCTTTTTTACCAGATCAAACATCGGATATTAGTAGCGGCTTTTCGACAAGTATGGCCACTGAATCTGTTAATGCAAAAGTTACTAAAGACGTACCGGAGGGATCTGGGAGCGGAGATGGCTCTGTCTCTAGGGAAATAGAAAACCCAAATCTTGATGCAATCAGGGTTACGCTCCGAGTCCCGGCCTTGTTTTATAATAATCCGTCAAATGGAGACACGCTGGGTACGGAAGTAGAGTTTAAAATTAGCGTCCAAGCTCATGATGGTAATTTTAAAGCAATAAATAATTCATCCGCGTGGACTCCATGGGCTATTGGAGAAACAATGCCAGCAGAGGCAAGAGGATTGCATGTTAAGGCCGAGATAACTCAGGACGCCTCGCAGATTGGATTGTCTAAGCATATTTATTTTCAATTCTCTAAATTCAACGGCGCTACTTGGGGCGACTGGAAGGCTTGGAATACTTTTTCTGTTCCATCTGCGTCGCCATCCGCGTCAGAAATGGGGTATTGGAGCTTAGATAGATGGACAGATAGCTCCGCTAAGGTGCTTGAATCCACAGTCACTAACCTACCTCTTGGTATTTACAGGGTAAGAGTTTTAGGCATAAATTGCACGGCAACAATAGTTTTGCAAGAACAATTTGGGGATTTTTCTTCTACTATTTCTGGAAAATGCGTCGCCCCTTATGATGCGAGCTTTGTTGTCCCTTTGCCGCCAGGAGGATCGCCATGGACTGTTAAGGTCGAGCGTATTACTGACGACCGCGTGGAATCAAATTATAATGACGATCTTTTCTGGCTTTCATATACAGAGTTGTTATACGAAAAATTTGCTTGGCCGTATCTTGCTGGTTTTGAACTAACTCTTGATGCAGAAGATTTTTCCAGCCTTCCAGAGCGTGCCTATGATATTTATGGCCTGCTGATTAGCATTCCTTCAAATTACAATCCATATGCACGCACATATACTGGAGTTTGGGATGGAACATTTATAGAAGAATGGTCCGATAACCCGGCTTGGATTTTGTTCGATTTGGTGAAAAAAAAGCGATATGGACTCGGAGATGATATTCCTGAAAGCTACCTAGACACCCTTAAATGGACGCTTTATTCTATCGCGCAGTATTGCGATGAACAAGTAACTGTTGACGGAGATATAACTGAGCCAAGATATACTTGTTCTGTTTGCATAAATTCTCAGCAGGAAGCTTACGATCTGCTCAATACAATAGTCTCTACATTCCGTGGAATGCTTTACCCTGCCGGAGATGGCCTGGTTGCCGTCGCCGACCGATTAACCGATCCGGTTATAAATATCGGACCTGCCAATGTCATCGACGGAATATTTACATATCAGGGTCCCGCAAGAAAAACCATACATACTGCTGCCTATGTGACCTGGAATAATCCCGATGATGGATATCGGCTTAATACCTCTCTTTATGAACACAGAGAAGGCATTCGTCAATATGGATATCGGATAGATAAAATCAATGCCATTGGAGCCTGTTCTAAGAGTCTTGCGTTGCGTCTCGCAAAATGGAAAATTCTAACAGAAGTTATGGCTCCTGATACGGTTACTTATCGCGCCAGCTTTGATCATCTCAATGTAATGCCTAGTGACATTGTAAATATTTCTGATCCAGCCTATACAAGCGAAGAGTTGATTGGCCGTATTAAATCAATAACTAATGATTCTGAAAATTCAAATACGATTTTTGAATTAGACAGAAGCGTTGTCAGGATCGGCAACGATGAATCGCTTTTACAGCTCACTCTTCCTGATCAAACAATTTTAAGCCTCGATGTTTCTGTTGTTTCGACCGCAACCGGAGACGAAATAACCGTACCAACCGCATCGGTTACAACAATGCCGAATGTTGGCGCAATATGGTTGTTAAGCAAGGAAACCGTAAGACCCCGGATGTGGCGTGTTTTTCATATTTCCGAGGCAGAACCAAATATTTATGAAGTCTCTGCCAGCCTGGTTGAGCCAACTAAATGGGATCTTATTGAAAACGGATGGAATTTTGAGCCGGCAGATTATACCGGCTTTCCTTCTGGTGAAATGCCGCCGCCTGTTGGCGTTTATCATAGCGAATTTTTAAAAAAAAGCGGAAGCTCTATTGTTTGCTGCGTAAATCTTTCTTGGAGCAGACCAAATGATGCAAGAGCATCATTATTTCGTGCTGAGTATCGAAAAGAAAATGAACCATGGAAAAGCACAGAACCAATTTTGTGTCAAAATCCAAGTATTGATATTTTCAACATTGATCCTGGAGTTTATGATTTTAGGGTGCAAGCGCAGGACTCTACCGGTTTAATAAAATCGGAATGGACTTATCGCGCCAGTCAAACAATTTTAGGCAAAAAACGATTGCCTGAAAATGTAACTAATTTTACGGCAGAAATTGAAAAATATGGCGTCTTGTTTAATTGGAGTCCGGTATCAGATATAGATTTAAAATATTATGAAATACGCTATGGGACTTCATGGGCTGATGGTACGTTTGTTGCCAGAGTTAGCGGAACCACCCATAAATGGGAAGACGCAACAGAATCGGCCTATACTTTCTGGATTAAGGCATTCGACGGACAAACGCCTCCAAACGAATCTGAAACGGCTACAAGAGTAGAGGCAACGATTTCTGTTGAGGCTACTCCGGTAGTCGTTGCATCTGGAAATAAAAATGGTGTAACGCTTGAAATTAGCGGCAATATAACGAATCGTTTTGCATATTATGAAATACAAAGAAAACAAGATGGAACCCTTGATTCAACCGCCGTAACAATTAACTCTGCTCTTACAAGTAGAACTTATACCGATCCAACAATTCCGGTATATTATCCACCATATCAATATCGCGCCCGTGCATTTAATAAAAATCTTAATCCGTCTTTATGGTCTAAATGGTCTAATGCCGCATCACCAACCCAAATTGCCGCGCTAGATGTGAGCCGGGACTTGCTTAGAAAAGCCATTGGATCTGTTGCTACGTGGAGTGCTTCAAACTGCACTACTGAAAGCATTGCCGAGTTGAGCGGTGTCAAAGATGTTTCTGGAAACGCCCTGCACGGCCAAGCCCACGGCTCTGTCGTTGTTGCTACAACTCAAATGGGCAATACTTTCCAAATGGACGGCGATAGCGGATATATAGACGCCCCAGAAAGCGTCGCAACGGAAGCTATTTCTTTTGCGATTTGGATAAATCCAACAGACGTTGACGCTGGGCTTCGCGGCATAATTAGTACGCTACAACACCTGTCAACTAAAACTGGTATTGCTATTTCGCAAAACGGAACTGATCTTCAAATCCATTATGGCGACGAAACTACTGGAGATATAGCGCTTTCAGCTTCTGCTGTAGGCCTTGCTGCAGAGTCTTTCCATCAAATAGTTTTAGTTTTTAATGGTGAATCTGTTCTACTTTATTTAAACGGCGAACTTTTTGAATCTTGGACTGCTGTTCCGGTTTTAAGCGCTGTGGCTCCAGTAGAAATCGGACGTTGGAGTTCAGAATCAACACAATATAAATTTTATGGACACGTTTTTGATCCTCGCCTTTATAGTAGGGCATTAAGCGCAACAGAAATAAAAAGTCTTTATATGTTCCCTGGCGATGTGGCTTTTGGGCGTATTACTTCCGATCTTTTAACAACCGGCGTATTGATAACCCTTTCTGCTCAAATTGCAGAAGCAATTATAAACAACGCTCACATATCCAGTCTTGACGCTGCAAAGATCACTACCGGGACAATAGATGCTGGTCGTTTATCGGCTGACATTGCAACCCTTCGTCAGCTGGCAGTCATGGGTAAAAACCTGATCGAAGATCCTTCATTTCTGGATTTTGCCGACGATTTTGAGCCGACCGGCAGCGATGACGAATATACGTTTGGGCGCTGGACAATCGGCGCAGACACCGACATACCAGAAAACACCAGCATCGGATCTGCAACCTATCTTGCTGTTGCAACCCACGAAGGCCAGCCGACGAGCGTGCCGGTTGGCAAGGGCGTTGTCATAACGCCATTTGCCGCAACAAACAGGATATGGTTGGCGCAGCGCGTCGTAGTCGCGCCCTCTACGGCCTACGCATTCAGCGCCCACGTTTTCAAGGGTTGGGCCGAAAACGCAGCCTGTCCGCCATTTCAGCTGGTTATCGAATGGTATGGTTCTGCCGGCAAAATCTCACAGACCGCCGGGTATAAAGACGACGTAGATGGTGGACGGTTTGAAATCAGCGGAACATCACCATTAACAACAACTCACGCGATACTTTATTTGATTTTTCCACCAGGCGCGCCAACAAGCCCGGCGTTTTACATGTGCGCTGTATCGGCATTGCAGCTTGAGCGGTCAGAAGACGGTGCTACCTTTTGGGTTGGCCGCGAACAGGGCACAATTTACGCAGATAGAATTTTTACGGGGATAATGAAGGCTCTCAATTACAGCTACTCCGAAGGCGATTATAGCGATGCTGGCATGTCGATCGACTTGGACACGGGTATTGTCCGTTCTAGACAATTTGCTATAGACGCAGCGGGCAGCGCGAAGTATAAGGGCGACATATCCGGGGCTACCGGCACTTTCGCCGGTCAAGTATCTTCAGGCGCGACAATTCTGTCGCCGACCGATGGTTCCCAGTTCTATGGCGCGATCGGTGCGTCCGATTATGTTGGATATTTTTCGATCTACGTTAGGCCGCTGGGAACTCTTGCCGCAGACGTTTTCGTTGCGATCAGAGTTAGGGTGCAAATTGGCGATCTGTTGCTGGAAATCGGCGGGGGCGTTCTTGTGCGCGCTGGCAACAATGCTTGGCAGGATGATGTCTATGTAAATGTTTTGGCTGGCAATCCTATAGCTGATCGGGTGAAGGTGAGGTTTAAAACGGCAACAAGCGGCAGTGAAGGGTTTTATATCGTTGTTGGCAATAATAATAATTGGGGCTATGGCTATGCGAACGTTATCGAGACAAATAACGCAACCGGATCGCTTACGCTTGAAAACGCATCAGGCACGATTGACAAAACAGTTGATGGTCGCGTGGCCGGTATTATTGCTCAGTCTTCAATAATGCCAGATCACGCAAATCGCATTGAATTGACGCTGACTACATCAAATCAGGAGATGGTTGCGGCGGGCTGGTTGCACGTGTTCATAACTGTTAGCGCTGGTTCTACGGCGCGAGTATACATCGACAATCAAGATTATGCTATCAGCTATTTTTCTGACAATTACGCCAGTGGGGCATCATTTACGATGCCGATAGCTGCAGGCGCTCAAGTGCGCCTTAGTTCTAGCTTCTCTTCTGAGGCATATTTGATACCATTTACAGGAGTTTAGAATGTCAATCCCAGCACCAACCAATCCCGTAGACCCGCCAGAACTGACCGAAGTAGTTGAAGCAGGCAGCACTGGAACAAGCCTGAAGTTCGCCAGCCCTGAAGAGGCATTAGCAGGCGAAGAGACCGCAAAGATGATGTCGCCAGCGACAACAAAGCACGTTTTAGATAACACGGAAGGCGGCGGCGGTGGTGGCTATCCTATCAACGACGGCGGCGACGGTCTGGAAGAACTTTGGAGCGCAAATTACCTGACGGGATCTGTCGGCGACACAGCCGCCATGCTCGACGGCATTCTCGGCGACGGCGACGAGATCGCAGCACTGAAGGGCGACGATGGCACAACAGGTCTGAGCGTATTATCCGGGCCTTACCCGCCAACTATCGAGGGTGTCGATGGCGAATTCTGGATCGACACAACCAGCTGGATCATCTACGGCCCGAAGACTGACGGCGCGTGGGGCACCGGAACGACGATCAAAGGCGCTGACGGGGCAGACGGCGTCGATGGAACCAATGGCACCGACGGCGCTGATGGTGAAGACGGAAATACTGTATTGTCAGGCGCGTCAGACCCGACGACAGAGGGCGTTGTCGGCGACTGGTATATCAATACAACCTCTCTGCAAATCTTCGGGCCGAAGACCAGCGAGGGCTGGGGAACCGGAACCGATTTGCAGGGCGCTGATGGTGAAGACGGTGCAATCGGACCGACGTTCTCGATTTCTGAAAATCATTTCTTTGTTGATGATACAGCCAGAGATGCTTACTTTACAACTAATCCAACTGAATTAGTTTCTGGTTTAATTATCAAAAATGATGCTGCTACTTCTGGCTATGAAATGTATAACGGAACAGCATGGATTGATATTGAAACTATGATCGGCATGGATGGCATTGATGCTTTAACTGCAATTATAGACGATATAATTGATGGTGATATAACAATTGCCAATATGATACCTGCTGGTGGTACAACTGGTCAAGTATTAGTTAAAAAAAGTGATAATGATTACGATGTAGAGTGGATAACACTATCATAAAGGATTGAAAATATGACAACATTAAGTGAAAAATTAACAGCAATCCTAGCAGCAAAAGCCGATATTAAAGCGGCTATTGAAAGTAACGGCGTTGATATGACTGGTGTTCCATTTTCAGGTT